CGCACAGCAACGCGAAGGCGGCAACCAGCATCGAGCGCATGAGCGACTCCTGGGTTATGGATAAAACATCGATGGAACGGTGAACGCGAGGCCGATCAGGCCGAGGGACAGCAGCGACAGGCCCGCATACAGCAACAGGTCGTCGCTGGGCATGGTGGGGCTCCGGGTGCGGGAAATGGAAGAGGCCGCGACCCTTAGGGCGCGACCTTGCATCTGGCGCTCTTGTAGGTGATTTGCGGGCCCGTGACAAGTGCCAATTTCATCATCCCGAAGTGGTGCGGCCTGAGTAGGCGATCTCGATCATGCCTTCATCGTGTGCCCATGAGGGCCTGTCAGTCATCATGGCGACCATGGATGCCTTCGTCCTGACGTGGGAGGGATCGGTCAGATAGCCCCACAGGATGGCCAGCTGCTCGAGCCCGTGGCGCACCTGCACTTGCACGGCCTTGCGATCGATCTTCAGGGCGGATTGCTGGGCGATCAGCGAGCCGTTGAGTCCATCGCAGACGATTGCGCGCACCAGCCGGTAACTCTGCCAGCCGAGCACCTGCTGGGCTTCCCTGAGCTTCCTTGCGGCCTTCATGGTGCTTTCGGATATGCCGCCATAGACGCGGCCGCCATCAACGGCTTCCTTGGTGGTGTCTACCGCTGGGGCGCCAGAGCCGCCCAGGCGCTCCACACAGGCCCGTAGGTCACCACCGGCCCGGTACTGCGCCTCGTCAATCTCAGCCCGCGCCAGCATGCGCGCCAAGGGATCGTGGCGCACATTCCACGGCACCGTGATGCGGTTGCCCGGCTCGTAGGGGTCATCAACGACGCGCATACCCACCTCGAACGTGCCATCGTAGCCGGGCAGATCGCCGGAAGCGCGCACCCGTCGAGGCCTTATCCTTGGATTGCTCACCTGTCTCGCCCTCCCGCTTGTCGGTGGATCACGCCGCGTCTTCCCGCTCTTGCAGATAGGGATAGCCCTCGTCACGGAGCATGGCTTTCAGTTCGTCCGATACCGGAGCGGCGGGTGTTTTGAACTGGATGGTGGCCAGATCATCGGCGGTCGGTGGTGTGAAGATGCGCCTCTCCGCTGCCTTTCCGACATCGTCGGGATTATAACCCAGCAGCTCGCGCACCACCCGCTTCTTGCGTTCGAAGTCGGTCTCCTTGTCCCATGGTCCGGGCTCGTCTGCGAGGCGATGATATTGCGTGTGGGCGGGCTTGAACTGCTCCTGCTTGCCTTTGTGGTCCTGTAAAACCGCCGTGATGTCGGCAAAGGTCGGCAGGAACTTCGTCCGGGAAATAACGCCAGTGACCGGGTGAGTCACCACGGCCAATTCGTCCTCAGTGAGGTAGGACAGGCTCTCCGCCAGGTTGACGACATACTCCGGCGGTGCCTTGCCATAGTCAGGGTAGGCCGAAATGATCTTCTTCGCGGCTTTCCTCCCGGCATCCATCCGATCGCCGGATAGCTTCGTCAAAGACGGCATCGAGCTTTGCGAACGAGTCGGCGTTGGAAGATTGCTGCCCACCGCTTGGAGTCCGTGATTGCGCTGGTGCTCGGTCATAGGTGCCCTCCATGAGGCGAGTGAAACTGGATCGCTGAAGAACGAAATCGAGGTTGGCTTTCCATCCCCGGTCATTGTCGCCCTTGAGGAATGGGCTTCCCCGGATCTTCCCCATGGCGTCGAGCCAGCCGGTCAGGCCGCCGCACTCGCTCAACCTCTGGCGTATCTTGGTCCGACGCTCGTCGGTGAGGGCCTGGGCTCTCGAAAGCCCGATCTCGTCCGCCAGATCGTTGAATGCTTCGAAGGCGAGCTTTTCCTCGCTGGGCAATTTCGTCGCGCGCACTGAGGAAGGTATCTTTGGAGTTTCTATGACAGGTTCTGCTGTAGCACCCTGCGACATAGGTTTTGCCTGTGTGCTACGTTGCTGGCTGCTACGTTGCTCGGTGCTACGTAGCACCGTGCTACTTAGGTCGAGCATGATCAGGTCGGATGAACGCGAGCCGTCCTTCCTGTGCCGGCGCTCACGACTGAGCAGCCCCAAGTCTTCCAGATGATCCAGCGAACGCATGATGCTGTGGCGAGATAGTTCTGTGTCTTCTGATAGTTGCTCTTGAGATGGCCAGCACACGCCCTGCTCATCGGCATAGTTCGCCACAGCCAGGAGCACAGCCTTGACCGTTGCCGATCCCGTCTTGATCGGGCGCGCCCATGCCATGGCAGAATAACTCATCCCACCGCCCTCAACAGCGACGTGGGGATAATGAACCTCTTGCGCTTCGCTGCCGGCTCAGGCCTCGCCACCTTCAGCGCATCATGGAACGGGCAGTAAGGCCCCTTCCCCGCCTTGGGTGCATCGCAGAAGGTGTGGCGGCCCGCTATGGCCTCATCGTAGCCTGTAGGCCACTGGCAGCCCGTCACATCGAGGATGCCGACTGCGGGGCCTGTGCGGGGTTCTGGCGGGGCAAGGGCGGGCAACAGGAAGCCGATGCCCTGCTTGGACACCCCCGGAAGCTGGCGGTGCGTCGTGAGCGCGCGCTTGGGCGTGGTGTTGTAGCGGAGTTCCTTGCAGAACTCAGGCTTGCCCTCGGAGACGCTTTCAAGGATGCGCTTGCGCGGCGCGGGGACGTGCCCCGATGCCTGGCGGAGGCGCTGATACTTGCCGATCGCGGCGTTGCGGGTGATGCCGAGCGCGTCTCCGATGGCGGAGAAGGCGCGCCCTTCCTGATCTCGCATGATGCAGAGCTGCTCGATGCGCTCAGGTGTCCAGCTAAAACCCATCAGACAAACTCCCTCGGCTTGAAATTGATTGCAGTGGCGCCGCACTTGCCCGTGCCCTCGTCAGGATTCCGCCCCGTCTCCCGAGTCTGGTCTCGCTCCCAGACGCATCGGATGGAATGGCCCCTGGCCTTGAGGATCTGCGGCGACGAGCACCAGCGGCCACCGTCCCTGTCGGGGTGCATGTGAGCGCAATCGGCGCATTGATGGTCTATGCGGTCGGTCATGCCACCTTCCTCTCAGCATCCACCGACACGACAACAGCACCGCCTTTGACGGGAGCGCCGAATGCGTAGGTCATGCGGAAATGGTAGTCATCGACGCCGCAGACGTGGGCCAAGGAGTCTTGCGCGGCCTTTGCCCGAGCAATGAGACCGTCGCGGTCATACCGGCGCGCGGATGGCGGATGGAACGTCACAGTGAAGCGCGTCTGGCCCTTCAGTTCGGCCTTGAACTGGGAAAGGATGGCGACGCACTGGAACTTGTACTCGCGGACGGCCTTTGCCCTCACGGCCCAATGGCACCTCGAGTTCTGGCTGAGTTTGGGAGAGGGCCACGGGAGCGTGATCATGGCCGCAGCCCTTCCCGCTCGATGGCTGCATCGCCCAATGGGGTTCCAGCAAGCATGCCCAGGGCCTCAAGATACACCTCGAGCATGGACTGCTCTTCCTCGCGCTCGGCGGCTTCCTTCTTGCGGAGGCTGATCACCTTGCGGAGGGTTTTCGTACAGAAGCCGTTTCCTTTTGCTTCCTTGTAGACCTCGGCAATATCGCCGGAGATCGTGGCCTTCTCCGCTTCGAGTGCCTCAATCCGGTCCACGAGGCTGCGAAGCTGGCCATGGGCGAAGCTGGTTTTCGTCATGCTGCCTCTCGTGCGAAGTAGGAATATTCGCCAAAGTACTTAAGTGATGCTCGGCGATATGATTCTGCTGCCTCTTCTGCAGTTCGGAAGTAGCCAAGGGTCATTCGATTGCCATGAAGGCAGATTGTGGCCCGGTAGCCACCATTTTTTTCACGGCTAACACCCTTGTAGCCGGTGCTGTTTCTGGAGTTTATGCGGGCATTTCCATTGTTCTGCGATTGCGTCACGATGCGGAGATTTGCGTAGCGGTTGTCTGTCCGAACGCCGTTTATGTGATCGATTTGCCCCACCGGCCATTGGCCCTCAACGATGGCAATCGCTACTCGGTGAGCAAGGAGCTTTTTATTGTTGAACGCGACAAAATAGTAACCACGGACGAGAAGATGGTCTGCCCTCGCCTCCTTGTTGACGTTGGGCCTGGGGTTCTTCCGATAGAAGAACTCTCCGGTAGCAGGATCGTACTTGAACTTTTCACGGAGCGCGCAGACATCATAGGTGATCATGCCGCCCTCGCCGTTGTAATCAGCCGCTCAATCGCATCGCGCGCTTCCGTCAGTTCGTGGATGGTGCGCTGCTTCGTGACCTCATCGATCTTGGTTTTGCCCATGGACAGCGCCACCAGGAGCCGGAACTGTTCCTTGATCTGAAGCTTGAGCGCCGTTGTGTCCATGGGACAAATTCCCTTGCAGATATCCCGTGCGCTGTGTGTGGTTCTGCAACATGTTCTGCATCGTCAGCGCGTGGGGTGAGTACGATGCAGCGAAGAGAAAAGAGCCGAGCCGAAGCCCGGCCCAGTTCACGCAGGGAGGGGAGACCGCGGATAACCCGCCGCGCCGGGGTTCATGGTTGAGAGATGCAGCCGCCGCCCTACGAATGCGGGCAGGCGTTGGGCAATCGGTTGTGGGTGCGGGCAAAAAAAATGGTGAGGGATCATGCGGCCGCGTCCTCCCGGGGATACAGGTCAGGCCTCAGCTCATGACGGGAGACGCCGGTTGCGCGCTCTACGTCGAGCACGCGCAGTGCAGGGACCTTGCTCCACTGCGAGATTGCCTGTGCAGTCACGCCCAGCCGGTCGGCCAAAGCCTTTGCCGACCCTGCGGCGGTGATCGCGTCCTGAAGTGATTTGTCCATAACTCAAGAGTAAAGCACGGCTTTAGATAAAATTCAAGCACCACTTTGCTGACAATCTAAAGGACTGCTTTATGCTTCTGGATATGAACGATATTCCAGACGCAACAGACCTTGGAAAGCGCCTGAAGCTGGCCCGCACTCGCGCGGAGATCAGCCCGCACATGGACGTGAAGCCGGGGTTCTGGACGGCGAGCATGGACACAACGGCGACGATGGTGGCCAGCATAACCGTTGACGGCGTCAATGGCCGCCTGTTCGGGCAGACCGTCGAAGGCACCGGGCAAGCCGTGGCGGACTCTGGCGGCGCCTGCGAGGGCGGTGCCAAGGCCCTTTCCGAGGCAGTCAGCGGCAGCATGACCGACGTCATGCGCAAGATCGGCGAGGCGATCACCAATTCAGACCGGGTGCGCAGCGGCGTGTGAAGTAAAGCTTTTCTTTAATTCGACCTAAAGCAACGCTTGACATTCGTAAAGTAGTGCTTTAGTTCTGTCTCCCAGCAAATCACTTGGGAGGCAACACAGTGCAAAGCGAAGACACCAGCCAGGATACTGCTATTTCGCAGGTCATCAAAATTGACAAGGATGTTCCCCTTTTTAGTCCGCGATCGCGTGGCGGCAAAACTGCAAAATACCCCTTCCGCAGCATGGTGGTTGGCGACAGCTTTTTTGTCGGCAATGTCAACACTCGGGTTTTTGGTCCCTACGTGCACACTGTGGGTGTGCGGATGGGAGCTAGTTTCACGGCGCGAGTAACCACAGAAGATGGCGTCAAAGGAATGCGTGTGTGGAGGATCAAATAATGTCCTCTACCACTTCTTTTCCTGTCGGACAGCCGCCGGCGGAACATCGCGCGATCCTCAAGGCCCGCACCATCCTCAACGGCATGGAACTTGACGGCCTGATCGAGACGCAGGACGGCGACACCTACCGCATCACCGACAAGGGCAAGGCCCTCGCTGATCAGTATCGGGAGAGCGTGTGATGGACCGCGGTGTTGTTGAGGAGCTGGTGAGGGCGGCGAAGGTCCTCTGTGGCCAGTTCAGATCAATAGAATTTCCCAATAGTCGGATCGGCGACATGCGTTGGCGGATTGCCGCGCTGGACCAGACGGATGCAGCCATCGAAGCCGCTGAACGTGAACTCAGCAAGCAGGAGTCTCTATGATGATGCATAACTGGATAAAATCAACACTTGGTCACGGTGAGGTGATGTGCAGTCGTTGTTACATTACAAACCGCGAAGCAGCTGTATTGGGCACCCTCAATACATGTACCGCGTCTCAGCCGCAAAAGTCTGCCGCCGCCGAACGTGAACTCAGCAAGGATGCGCAGCCGGGGGCCAGCTCATGATCCCCCACCGCATTCTGATCACCGGCACGAACAGCACGCTCTCCCGCACAGCCTTTCAGGACGCCGTCAATGCCGCGAAGGGGTCACGCTGATGGCAAAGCACACACCGGGGCCTTGGGAATACGACTACGGTATTGTCCCGCCTGATGGCCCGGAAAAGTATTCCGATATTTATGTGATTGGGGATGATCGCGAACCAATCATCATAGCGGAATTCAACAATTGCATTCCTGAGGGGCAAGCCAACGCCCGCCTCATAGCTGCTGCTCCCGATCTGCTGGAGGCGCTGAAGTGGCTTCACGAACTTTGCATTCATGCAAATCCCGGTGCCTTTGATAACGGCAATCTGGATGCCACCGGCTCGATAGACGAGGGCGATGTTTTGGCGTCCAAACTTATAGGGGGCGCGCAGTCAGCCATCGCCAAAGCGGAGTCGCGCTGATGGACTTCCGCCCCAACGAATACCAGGTCACCGTCTCATGGGCAGTGCCCCTGTGCTTCAAGCCGGTGCGTGATCCGCAGACCCGCGACGGGTTCCGTGGTGCAGGTGACACCGATGCCGAACTGAGCGTTCGCTACTGGGACGCGGGCGCCGATGACCACGACTGGGAGGTCTACCAAGCGGAGATCACTCAGGAGGGCGACGAAAGTTTCACCATCAGCAAGGCGAGCGATCCCCAAGGCTGGGCGCTCCTCATGCGCGGAATCGAGCGCGACAGGGAAGCGCTGCACGAGAAGATCGTTGAGCGGATCAGGGAGGTTGAAGGCCAATGACCACGATCAGCAAGGACAAGTGTTACCGTCTTCGGAATGGCTTTGAGTATCGCATGCTTTGCGACGATGCGGGCGGTGTGCGCCCCATTGTCGGTCTGGCCCGGAAGCAACCAACGGACGATTGGGAGACACTCCGAAACGATGCGAACGGTTTCCACTTGGGCGGCGGCGTCGAATCTGCCTTCGACCTCATTGAGGTAAATCCTCCCATCAAGTTCAAGGGCTGGGCGCTCCTATATCGCGAGTCTGACGGACGCTTGATCATCGGATACCCTCACGCAACAAAGGCCGAAGCTTATCGCGGCGCTCGGTTCTTTCAGACGCCCATCGCATGCATTCCCATCAATATCGACTGTGCAGAAGGCGAGGGCCTGTGATGACCATCCCCGACAACATCATCCCCATTCCCAAGTATTCCGGCAGCAAGTCGGCATCCGCGGCGGGCGGCACCCGTCACCATCCTGCAAGGACACAACTACCCCTGCCCCCAGAGCCCTCGCGTTCCGTCCCATCAGCCCCGCGCGAGGGCTCGTCTGGGGAGGTGATGATCTGGGTGGGGATTGTGATGCTCATCCTGGTGGGTGGGTTCTTGGGAGGGTTTCATGGCTGACGTCGATCACCTGCTTCATCAGGCCACTCAGGCGGCAGACGTCCTCAAGGCGCAGCTGCGCGAGATCGCGGGCGATGACGAGGACGTGCTGCGCGACACCCTCGAAGGCGAGATTGACCTCAAGGGCCTGATCTCCGAAGCCGCCGTGCAGAACGTCACCGACGCCGCTCAAGTGAAAGGCGTTGCCGATCTCATCGGCCAGCTGCTCAAGCGCAAGGACCGCATCGAACGACGCATCGCCATGCGCCGGGTGGCGATCCTCACCGCCATGCAAGCTGGCGAGATCAAAAAGCACGAAACACCTGCCGGGACCATCACCCGCAAGGCTGTGCCGCCCTCCGTGCTCATCCTCGAGGAATCGCAGGTGCCGGCCGAATTCTGGAAGGCTTCTGACCCGCGCCTAGACAAGATAGCCGTGGCGGATGCGCTCAAGGAAGGCCGGGACGTTCCAGGCGCCTGCATGTCGAACGGCGGAGAAACGATCAGCATACGCACATGAAGAAATTTCCGTCCACTCCTCCCGAGATACGCTTCTGGCGCTTTGTCACCAAGGGCCCTGTGACCGATTGTTGGCTGTGGCAGGGAGTGAAGAATAACAAGGGCTACGGGATGTTCGGAGTCGGTCGAGACGCTAGAACCGGAAAGCACAGAAACATGCTGGCCCATCGGTTTAGCTACCAGATGGAGTTGGGTCACATTCCCGAGGGGAAATACCTTTGTCACACATGTGACAACCCGGCTTGTGTGAATCCTTACCACCTCTTTGTCGGTGATCAACTGGCGAACATGAGGGACCGCCTGGCGAAGGGCCGACACCATTACGGCAATCGCACGCATTGCTCGAAAGGGCATGAGTATACCGTCGTCGGATTCTACAAAGGACGCACCGAGGGCGGGCGAGTTTGTCGCGTATGCGCTGCCGAACGCGTCAAGCGCTACGTGACCAAGAAAAATCATCCACATTACGGAGAAGCAAGATGAGCAATGTTGTCGCCATCACTGACCAGTTTCGGCCAGCACAACTGCAACTCATCCAGCGGATGAACCCTGACTGCTCCCCTGATGAGTTCAACGTCTTCCTATCGGTGGCTGCAAACCTAGGATTGGATCCTCTTCGGAAGCAAATCTATTGTTTCGTCTACAACAAAGACAATGCAGACAAGCGGCGCATGTCCATTATCGTGGGGATTGACGGCTTCCGATCCGTGGCGAAGCGAAGCGGCGAATACCGCCCCGACAACCGCGCGCCCCGCTTCATCACCGATCCAGAGAAGATCGACGAGGCAACGAACCCGCTGGGCCTAGTGTCGGCGGAGGTTTCAGTCTTCCAGTTCTCGCATGCCCAATGGCACGAAGTGGCTGCAATCGCTTACTGGGACGAGTTTGCCCCTATCGTTGATGGCGGAGAGTGGAAGGACCGCCGCTTCGTCAAGGATGGAACGAGGGCTCTGGACCCCAAGAAGGACAACTGGCGCAAGATGCCGCGCATCATGCTTTCCAAGTGTGCTGAAGCCCAGGCAATCCGCAGGGCATGGCCGGAAGACCTCAGCGCCATCTATGCCGATGAGGAGATCGACCGCGCCAAGACAATCGATCTCACCGCCTCCGAGATCGTGGAGAAGGCGAACGTGGAGAGCCGCCTGGCCATGATCGGCGGCGCCGAAGCCATCCTGTTCGACATGGGCGACGGGCTGGAACGTATCCCGCTCGGCAAGGCCACGGACATGATCCTTCAACGCTTCCGCGCCATGCAGCCCCATGAAGTGATGCAATGGAAGAACCTCAACCGCATCCCGTTGCAGGAGTTTTGGGCGCGCAACAAGACCGACGCCCTGGACCTCAAGAAAGAGATCGAGCGCATCGAGAAGGCTGCCGAGCAGTGAGCAACGTCCCATCATGTCCTGAGTGCGGGGCGATCCTCGATGATCCCAAGGATCAGTCAGATCCGATGCGTCGCCGGTTCTTCGCGCTCGTCCGTGAGGTGTGGCTCAACCTGCCGGAACCTCTCCGCGCCCGCTTCCCCTCCTCCGAAATACTCCGCAAGACCGCTCTTTGCCGGATCGGCTGGGCGGAATGCAAGGTGGTGACCTGCGGCAATAAGAAGGCTGCGCAGGAGGTAGCGATCCTCGCTGCCCACCTCGACCGCTATGCCGTCGTAGACGTGAGCGAGACCGTTGTCACCGTGTTCACGGCTCGCTCCATGTCGAAGCGCCAGTGCCCCAAGAAGACCTTCCTCGACGTGTCGGAGAAGGCGCTGGACTGGCTTTCGCAACTCATCGGCACAGATGCCGCAACACTCGGTAGGCAGGCAGCATGACCATCCAGATCCCGCGCGGTGATTTCGCCCCACCACTTGGCCGCCCCGTCAAGTATCCGATCGGCTTCTTGAACGTCGGCGAGAGCCTGTTCTTTCCCGGCGTTACGCATCGGCTGATCAACAACGTCCGGCCCATCCATCGCCCCAAGAAGTTCCGCGTCCGATCTGTCGTGAGCCGCGGCATGCAGGGCGTCCGTGTCTTGAGGATCGCATGAGCGCGCTTGCACATTCCGAAGCCACCGTTCCCGCCCACCCGCTGGGCCAGCCTATCGATGGCCGGCCACGCTACGGCATGACGCCCGAGCAGGCCATCGTCTACCGCTGGCTGATCAAGTACCGGCCTCATCACGAGGTGTTCGCGGTGAACTTCCGTACTCTGGCGCGCCTGCTGTGCTGCGGAGTGATGAACTCGCACCAGCGCGTCGATGCGCTTGTCGAGCGTGGATGGATACACCGTGAATCAGTCGGCAAGTACCGCTTTGTGCAGCCCATCATGAGGTTCAAGGAGCCGACGTGATGAGGCGTGAATTCCCTTCCAAGGTCAAGCTCGCGGCTTACGAGCGATGCCTGCGCAACGGCAAGCCTCACTGCGAGAGGTGCAGCCTGCGCATTGTGGGCCTGCCGGAATACGATCACGTTCGCGCCGATGGCCTTGGCGGAGAGCCAACACTCGAGAACTGCGCCGTGCTGTGCGGAAAATGTCATCGCATCAAGACGCATGGGGAAGATCGGCCGATCATGCAGAAGGCCGACAACCAAAGGAAATCGGCCGCTGGCGTTAAGCGGAAATGGAACTGGCCGAAACGCAAAATGGAAGGGACGCAATATGACCGCTAACACTCTCCTCTACGCCCTCTTCATCCTCGCAGCCCTGATCCTCGCCGCGATCCTCTACCTCGCCACCAGGCCGAAGCGCGCGGATGAGTTCGACGGCGGCTGGTCTGAGGAGAATAGCGACGTGCGGATCACGCGCGTTCGTGGCCCGTATATCATTACGAAGGATGTGTGAGATGGAGAGTGATTGGGAGTTCGTGGAGCGGATCGGAAATACGCCCGTAAGAGAAATAGGGGTGCGAGACGGTGCCCGCCTCTTCGCCCTCGCCCGCCGTGGGGCGCATCTCTGTGATACCGCTAGGTCGATAGGATGGCCTGACGATGATGGCGAGGGAGCGTTTGAGTTTGTCGTGCGGTGTACGCGCGAGGTGGCGCTGGAAGACGCCCGCCGTGGGGCTGCGATGCAGTGGAGGCCGATCAGTGAAGCGCCGAAAGATGGGACACCGGTTCTGTTGCGCGATGACGCGGAAGACGAGGAACTGGATACAATCTATTTTGCAATGGCTGGCATCTGGACGCACGGCAAGTGGCACTTCCCCGGACATGGCGGTTGGCAGCCATCTCCGTGGTTTGTCCCTTTGCGCTGGCTCCCCCTCCCACCCCCGCCGAAAGGAGCAGAGAAGTGAGTGATATTCGCCCTTGCACATGCCACCCCAGCGAAGCGCCGCAGCCCTGCCAGCGCGGGTATGCCTTGACCCTATGCTTGAGGCGGGCGCTGAACGATGCTGACGACGAGATCACCCGGCTCAGGGCCATCTCGACACCCAAGCCGCTGGATGACAGCGCCCCGAAGGACCGGGAGCTGATCGGCGTTGAGCGCCCGCCGTACGAGGATCGGAACTACTTCAGTTTCATCCAATGGCATGAGGACAAGCAGAGGTGGATGTCGCAAATCGGCTACGATTGGAGCGTCAACCCCGCCACGACGCTCTGGGCCATTTGCGGAGCGAGCCATTACCTGGACCCGCTCGACTTCCCGCTGCTGCCGGAAGAGGCCTTCGAAGGGGGCGACGATGACGAGTGGTGATTGGACCTATCTCAGGAAGGGCGACAAGCGCCCCCTTGGCCGGGTGCTTGTCGCGCATGGGTGGCCGGATGCCGAGTGGCGGTTGCGGGCTGCGATATTCGGCAATGGCGACGAGCCGCCGCCCAACCGGATCGACATTGCCATCTGGCATCCCGACACATCGAAGTGGAGCCGGTCTGGCCCGCGACTTGATTACATCAAGGGCGTCTATGCGTGGATGCCGCTTCCCGAGGCCCCGGAACAGGAGGAACAGCCATGACCGACATCACCATTCCACCGGCTGCGCTTGAGGCGGGGGCGAGGGCTATAGGCGAGGAGACATATGTTGGAAACAAACAGACGCTCAGGGATGCAGCCCGCGCCGCCTTCCTCGCCATGATTGAGGCGTGGCCGGAAGCCAAGCGCGTGAAGGGCTACTTCACGCACGACACGGATTACTACGAGCCTGCATTCATCCTCCCCCTCACGGAGAAGACCGATGGATGATGTTGTCTGCAAACACGGGCAGAGCCGCCGCTTTTGCGAGCCATGCAGTTCCGCCCACCTCATCGCTCAACTCAAGGGGCCCCGAGACATGGGTATGCTTGCAATCAAGCCTGAGAACGTGCCGGAAGTCGTGTGGCACACAGCCATGTCAACCTACCACAAGACGATCAAGAAGCGCCCCGGCTCGGCGTGGCAGGAAGCCATCGCCGCCGCCCTCTCCGCATGGCCGGGGGCATTCCGCAACGACATGGAGGAGGCTGCTGGCGTGCGCCGCAGGATCATCCTCCCCCTTCCGACACAGGAGAACGGCAATGATTGACCCGAAACTCCCCAGCACCGAGTGCAGCGAGACGCGGCCCGGAGGATCACCACCGGGTAAACGTGACACCGTTTTCTTGGACAGCTTCACCGGCAGTGCGGCGCATCTTCCCAAGGGCAAACGAACCCCGGAGAACGTCTTGGAGGTCCTACGCCGCGATCCGCGCGTCTCGACATGGGACATGGATCAGACATGGCTGCGCCAGTGCCTCGCACGGCTGGAAGCGCAAAAGAAGATCACCGAAGATCGTTCGGAGCCGTACCCGTGGCTTCGCTTCATCATCACGGAGAACGAAAATGATTGACCCGAAAAAGCAGTTCCGCACCCGCGATGGCCGCGAGGCCCGCATCTATGCGGTGGACGGGAAAGGACCGTCATCTGTGGTTCACGGCGCTGTGAACGCTGGCGACGGATGGGTGCCGCTCTCATGGCATGCCGATGGCCGGTACAACACACAGACTGGAATGGCCGACCTGATCGAGGTGAAGCCGCGCATCAAGCGGAGGGTGTGGGTAAATGTGTATCGAACCACGTCCGGTATCGGCGCGCACTACAGCAAAGATCAGGCTGACGAGAGCGCCTTTTTAGACCGCATCGCCTGCGTAGAGATCGACATCGACGTTGAGGAAGGGCATGGGCTGTGATGACCGCTGAGACTGACAAGGAGTTCGTGGAGCGGATCAGCCGCGAGGTCTATCCCGGCTTCGATGGCTGGCGTACCGTCAGCATGATGGATCACAGCCTTGACCGCCTCTTCGCCCTCGCCCTCCGTGGTGCTGAGACACAGGAAGAGGACAAAACCATTGAGGCGGAGTTGTGGGGCGGCGACCAAGCCAACACAGCGCATGAGGAACGATCTGTCCGAGAGATATACAGGCAGCGGTTAGAAATTGACCGCCTCCGCACCGCCCTCGCAACGGCACGGAACGATGCGCTGGAAGAGGCGGCGAAGCGGGTGCGGATGTTTTCGGACGGTGGCAAATTCGCCGATGCTCGGGATACTGAACTTTGTGAGCATCTGGCCGCCGCCATCGAAGCCCTCATCACAAAGCCCACAATAGAGGGGGAGTGAATGGCCCGCACTGCAGCCAAGATCACGCAAGCCGACATTTCCCGCGTTCTCAGGGCCGTGGAAAAGAGCGGCATGCGGCTGGCTGTGGAGATATCCCCGGACGGGTCGATCCGGCTTGAGCCCGCCGATACCCGGAAACCGGCGACGGTTGACAGCGGCAGCAAGTGGGTGCCCTGATGGCCCGCATGCCCAAGAAGCGCAACGCCTACCTTGAGACCTTCAAGTCCCGCCACGGCACCCGCATGTGGTATTTCCGGGGTGGGCCCACCAGGACTACCAGTTTTGCGTATTTCTTAGGAAATAGCGACACAATTTCCCCAAACCATGCCCTAACCGGCCTATGAAATGGCAATCGAATTCTTTGGGAGCCCCAAACCCATGGAGACCCCTTCCACCCCGTATCATTGAAAGGAGAGAGATGTGAGTGACCTTGCTAAACGCATGCGAGCGGGTGAGCCCTGCCATGGCAACGACAGTTGCCGCGTGAAGGAAGCCGCCTCCGGGTGCCTATGCGCGCAGGTGGCAGACGAGATCGAAGCTCTCTCCCGAGAGAATGAAGAACTGCGGGTGGTGCTAGACGGAAATAGGCCCCTCCCGCTTGACCGGGACAAATTGGGCCGTTTAGTTCGCGAAGCATGGATACGCTGGGCAGGAACGCAGCCGAGCCCCAAACCCTCATGGCTGGTTCCGTATGATGAGATTTCAGAACCAGACAAAGAAGCAGACCGCCAGATTGGCGAGGCCATCGCGCGTTGGACGTTGATCCATGATGCCGCCCGCGCCGCCCTCACCAAGGCAGAGGAGATGAAGGGATGACCATTACCGCAGAGCAGATACCGAAAGAAGCCCTCGTCGCATACCAGCGCGCGTTTAAGAATGGCGGCGGTCCTGCTGATGGCATCGCCGCAGCCCTGAATGCGTGGCCGGGGGTGGAATTCAAGCCGACCCATCTAGGATACCCGGCGTGGCCGCACATCATCCTCCCCCTCCCCCAGAAGGAGCCCCGGACATGACACAAGAAGAGTTGATTGAGAAGGTGGCGACAATGGCGGAACAATACGCACAGTGCGCCCTCAAGTGCCCACAGTGCGGAGACGTTCGCAACACATGGACGCCCGGAGGTTGCTCAGGAGAAGATACATGGCGTGCGAGCGAGCGATGCAAGACAATGGAGTTATTGGACGGCAACTACGCCGCAATGCGCTATTTTGAGAAGCATCTTTGCAGGGCGGACGAAATGACGGTGGGAGAGGCTTTCACAGCGTTTGCCGCCGCCATCCGCGCCCTCATCACAAAGCCCACAATAGAGGGGGAGCAGACATGAACAAATGTCAAGACTGCCGCTGGTGCAGCTGGCCGATCCCCTATCACCACGACGATAGGCAGGACAGTTTGCCGACCACCTTTAAGTGCCAGCGCCGCGCACCTGTGGCAACGGGCGGCATGATGTCTCCGGCTTGGACGATGTGGCCCGAGGTCACGGCAGAAGACGGCTGTGGGGAGTGGGAGTTCGCAGCGGGAGAAGAGAAGAAGCTTGAGCGCCCACCCAGTGACGTCCCGCGTTCACCACAGCACGATTAGCAAAATCCGCACCGGAGCCTCTTGGTAACGGTCACCCCAGATATACCCAAACCCTCACGGAGGAGGATATACGTCATGAGCGATATAGTGGAGAGGCTGAGAGGGACCGCAGATGCGTTTGAACTTGCTCAAGCACCCCATCACCTAGCGTTATATATGCGGGTAGCAGCGGATGAGATTGAGCGCCTTCGGGCTGGCGGCTGCGCCCGTGACCAGACAACCACGAAGTATTGCGGTGAGGCCGCTCAAATGGCCACTGAGATCGAACGCCTGAGGGCGGCGCTAGGGAAGGTGGCCGATGGTGATGTGCCTCGCCCTGTTGGGAAGCCATATCGTGCTGACGGGCTGGAGAGCAAGAACGACCAATGCATTCACGGGGAGTGGATGTACGACGAATGCTGGGGATGCACTTCGGACTTTGCCCGTGCCGCCCTCCACCCCGCTCCTATCCAGGGAGAGAAGGGAGCCTTGGATGCCCATCAAGGCTGAGAATCGTGCCCGCTACCCCAAGGACTGGCCCGTCATCAGCATGCGGATTCGCCAGCGAGCCAATCACTGCTGTGAGTTCTGTGGGATTCCCGACAAGCAACTTGGGGGACGTTCCCCCGCTGGGGTATGGCATCCCGCCTTACCATTGGATGAGCGGCTGTGTGGGCTGGAATGGCCGGACGAGGGCGCGCTCGCTCGGTGTTCGGGCTATGACACACCTTTGCGGATCGTCCGGATTGTCCTGACCGTGGCCCATCTCGACCACACGCCCGAGAACTGCTCCGACGACAATCTTAAGGCGCTCTGCCAGCGCTGCCACAATCGATACGACGCACCGCATAGGCGCAAGAATGCAGCGGCAACCAATCGTGGAAAGAAGGCCATCGGCGATCTCTTTGATCACTCCACCCTTCCCACCCCCTGATGCCACATCACCGGATGCTGCAAGTCCTTCGCCCACGCCAGCCAGGCATCGAACTTCGTCCGGAATGCCGCCTTCGCCTCATCGAGGCTGTCCGCCTCACCGTGGGACGGCTGCAGATGGGAGGGGATATACGGCCCGGTGATGGTCCAGAACCAGACCACTCGGCCGCCAGACAGCGGCTTGGCCATGATGCGGCCGGCCAGACGGTCGAGCACCCTGACCCCATAATCGTCCGGCGCCATCGTCTTGAGTATCAGCGGCTGGCCTTCGAGGGTGGCGGGGTCGATGTAGAGGGACATGGTGATGAAGGTAGCATGCGTGCTCCGAAAAGCATCTAGTCAGGGCCAGAACCCGTCTAGTCACCCCTGTTTCGCCCCGTAGCCCTTCCTCACCCCCTCATACCATGTCCGGCTGCACACCAGATTGCCGTTTGCCGAGGCTACGGTGGCGCGCGACCGGGCAAGCGCCAACCGGGCATCATCGCCCGCGCGGATCTCGGGGACGGGCACGGGCTCCATGCAGGCGGGCGACGACGGCAGGTTAACGGGCTGAAGCTTACTTGCGCCGTTTGATTGGCACCCCGCCAAGAGCACGGATATCGTCATCGCTGAGAGAGCACTTAGCGTCCGGCCGGGATTTGAGAGCAGCCTCATAGTCTTTCACCTGTGATTCGAGTTGCTGGCGTTGCTCGTCGAGGGCGGCAGCTTGGGCGCGCGCCACTTCATCAGCCTGGGCAGCGGCGGAAATGTCCCGTTGCATCGAGGCGATGACGGCGCGCAGCTGGGCGTCGTGGCAGTTCTGGGATGCCGCGGAGTAGCCCTTCCAGTAGGCGCCGCCGAGCATGGCGAGGGCGACGAGCCCGCCGATCACCCAGCGGTTCATCAGCAGCGAGAGTAGCATGACAGGCATCACACGGCCCCCTTGAGGCACACGGCGCGCTCGGCTTCCCGGCGGTTCACCAGCCCCTTGATCTGCCGGCCGCCCGCCTTCGTGAACAGCCGGAAGGCATCGCAGGCCCCGCGCACGTCGCCCGCGTCCAGCTTGCGCCGCACCGTCGAGCCGCAATAAGCCGAGATGCCCACGTTATAGGCGAGCGAGATCGACGCCACATAGGCACCATCCGGAACCGCGTCAGGGTTCTTGAGGCAAGTGCGGATGCCGGTCTCGAACACGTCGAGGCGGCGCACCAGCATCGCGCGGCACTGGGCGGCGGTGTAAACGTCGGTCGGGCGGACGTTCTGCGTCTCGCCGACACACACGGTCAATTTGCCGATCGAATCGAGGTAAGGCGTCGTTCGCAATCCTTCCCATGCCAGAAGCAGCGAGACGGTTGCAGCGCCGACAGCACTTATCGCGGCACCCTGCTTAAGCCTGCTCATTGTTTTCACCTGAGATTTTCGGTTGAGGGATGAGGCGCGCAATGCCTGCCGCCACGGTCACGAAGAATCCGAGCGCCGCGAAGATGCCCGTGGGTATCTCGACAAGCTCACGGAGCAACGGCAGCACGAACTCCGCGCCGGACAGCACGGCGGCAAGGACGATGAACTTGATCGACCACGAGTAGCGCAGCACGCGCCGCCAGTTGGGGACGAGCATGGTCATTTCCCCTTCGCCACGCGGACCCAGATCTGCACGCCGAGCCAAATGCAGCCGAGGATCGGCAAGAACAGCGCCGCGACTTGCGAGGTTTGGCTGATGTACCAGTAGTAGTCGGGATTGAGGCCAGTCAGCACCGCGAGGATCGCGACCGCATCCGTGAAACGCTCCATGATCGAACCCCCAGGCGGAAGCACTTTGAGTAAGTGAAGGGGCATCACACCCTCCTGCGATGATGTGGCGGCACATTCATCAGATCGGCTCTTGCACAATCTTCAATCCCATCCGCGCCATGGCGTCGAATGGCTGCTGCGTCGAAACGTCGGAACCGGCAAACACCGCCGTGATCTGTTCAAGCGTGACCGGCAATCCGGCCTGCGAGGCATAGGCGAACACCGTCGCGGCATCGCCGGGATAGCTGCTCGTCTTGACGCCGTTCTCCCACACATCGCACGGCGAAAGGCCCGCGAAGTCTGCCGGGATGAGGCCGCTGCTGATATAGTGCGTGGCCGGGCCGCTGCCTGTGGCAGAGAGCGGCGTTGTCCACATCCCGACACCGCCGGGGCCAAATCCTGCGGCAATGGCGCGGGAGAGTGGTGCGTCTGCGGCCCTGACGATGAGCGTGCGGAACAGGTCAGCCATCAGTATGCACTCGACTTGCTGTTCAGGTAGGCTTCGGCCGCAGCGATTTCAGAGGCTGACGCGACGCCTTGAACACCGAATATCTGGTAAACAGAACCTGTGAGCCGCGCACCAACCCCGCCCCTGCGGCCAATATAAATGGGATAGTTCCCGAGGTTCCCGGTTCCGGCTGTACCGCTGCTGGAGGAGACCGCAGCGACTGCGCCGTTCTTTCGAAAGACTATTTCCGTGGCGAGAGATGCCCCGCCAATATCCATTATGGCAGAGAACACATATGGAGTTGAATTTGTCAGCCCGTTGGTTCTTGTAATGCCGGTCGAATTTCCTCGCAAATATACCGAGGCGTCATCAGCTGCGGCCTCGTTAAAGAAATTTGCGAAACCCCCCGCATTTGCTGTCACATCGGCGCTGAATTCGCATATTGGCTGAACGAAAGCGTTCGAGGTTTTCTTCGCGGCAGTGAACAAACTGAATTTGTCGTAAGCACTCAGGTCAATTGCCGCCGTCGCCAGACAATCGTCGGTGCCGTCAAATGTCGCGTTGTATTGGTTGTTGCCGTCCTGCTTCCACAGCGGACGTGCTGCCGATGTGCCCTGCGTGGCGTGGTTGCCCTTGCCTGACTTGTCCGACACACGGCCAATGGGGTCATTAAGCGCCGTGACGGGCGTGCTGGTGTCTGTGCTTTGATACAGGCTGTACACATCGGAGAGATCGTACCAGAACATCAGCCGTGACCCGAAGATGGTCAAGGGCGTGGCACCACCCCGCCTCGCACCGAACGGGCTCCCGAAGCCATCGAGCGGTGAGGCGAGATCAAGCATGGGAGACAGCCACGTCGCCGCCATCGGCGGAATAAACATAGACGCGGTTCACGCCTGACACTCCGGGGAAGAGATCGGTGAGCGCCACGTTCCGCTCGCCTTGGAACTTGGAGTAGGAGATCGAGCCCGTGTCGTCGCTCGGTGCGTTGGCGCCGTTCGTGCCCTTCACCTTCAGCACGGAACTGCCGAGGTTCTGGAAGGTGATCGCGGTCACGTTGGCATTGGTGAGCTGCGTCCATGTCTTTGCGGCCAACGTCGTGGTGGTGTTCTGCGCCATTGTTGGGGCTCCTTGATGGGGTTGTTAAGCTGGGCGGATGGCGATCACTGGTAATTCACGGAGATGGACCCGGCGGTGAAGGGATCGGAGCCGCTGGTCGATTTGACCTGGATGCGGTCGATTGCACCGCTCAAGGTCACGACGCCGCCGCCCACGAACAGCAAGTCCGTCGATGCGCCCTGCAGCCCGGCGAGCGTGTAGCTGGCAACCCATTTGTTACTTCCCACGTTCGAGAGGATGAGGGTGCCGCACAGCGAGGTCGAAGAGGCGGACATATTGACGCCGAAGCCGTCTGAATAGTCGGTCGTGGCCGGATTTGCGCTGTTCGGAATGCGTGCGCCGGTCGCCTTGTAGCCCGTCGTTTGATAGGAGCCGGAGCCGATCTGCACCGTGACGCCGCCGCCGGTTGTGACGTTGTCGAAGTTGAGAATGATCTGCTTGGGGCTGCCGGATATCGACGTGATACCCTGAGAGAGCCCGGACGTGGTATTGACGGACGAGGACTGCGTGAGCCCGCCCGTTGCATCCGCCCATGCCGGGTTCGCTCCTGTGCCGTTGGTCTTGAGGAACTGGCCCGATGTTCCTGCGGCCAGCCGGGCATAGTCGGTGCCATTATAGTATAGAACGTCGCCTTG